GAATTTTTGAAAAAATTGATTATTATTTTGCATATTTTTTTCATCTTCATAAAACATACCATGATCACGCAAATTTACAGTCCAATTCTTATTCCTCGATTGGAAGAGAAAATACCCATGGATATTCACACCGTTATTGGTGGGTTTTTAGGATATTCAAAACATATGTTTATTTACATCAATCTCATATACAACTCCAAGGTCACGGACGTCATCAAGCGCTATATTTATTACAACTGTTTTGCCAATTATAAACTATATGACTATTCATTCGATATACAAAGTCCTTTCGAAAAACTGGTGGTAGAAAATTTACACAATATAGTCGAAGTGCATCGCATAATGCCGCTGTTTTATCGTCGACATAATACATCGACGATTGATCAAAAAGAATGGCGAAAAATAGATAACTACTTGACCAATGGATATGAAGTGCGTGAAAGTTTCGATTTAGTAGAGTGTGACGTCTTCAAAATATATAAATTACAAAAGAAGCCGATTGTTGAAAACATCACTGAACAACAAACATTATGTGCATTCATTGCACATTTACTCGATTTTCACGAAGTAAAAAAGGATGACTCGTTTCATATTGAATTTAACGCCTACTATAAACGACCATCGAGTAGTAGATTGAATAAGTATATTGAAAAGAACCGCATAAAGAGTGTCATGTACGTTAGAGAATATGTTGATGAAATTGGGCTTTTGGAGGAAATTGATGAAAGCAATGCATAATGCATGATATATTAAAAAATAATAATTTCAAATATGATACCGCGTATTATATTTGATTTTTCTTTTTACTTTAGTAATATATAATGAGTCAACGAAGAAAAGGGACGTCTAAAAAACAGACCAATAAGTATATCAAAGAAGAGCTAGCACTGCACAATGAACCCAATGAATCGTTGAAAACGGTTTTTGAAAATTTTCAATATTTATCCAATAAAGAAAAAGCATCAGTCGAATCTAAATTTGCAAAGCCAAAGAATGCATCTCAGGCGCGTTATTTACAATCGTTGAACAAACAACATAATAAAATTATTATTGCAACGGGACCAGCGGGAACAGGAAAAACGCTGTTCGGAACGGAATATGGAATCAAACATTTTTTGATGGGTAAATACGAAAAGTTGATTTTTACTCGTCCTGTAGTAAGTGCTGATGAAGACTTGGGATATTTACCCGGAACATTGGAAGATAAAATGGCGCCATGGATACGTCCAATATACGACATATTATATAAATTTATTACTCCTGCTGAAGTAACTCAGTTATTAGAGGATAAATATATTGAAATCGCACCATTGGCATATATGCGCGGTCGCACATTCAAAGATACATGGATAGTTGCCGATGAAATGCAAAACAGTATACCGACACAAATGAAGATGTTATTAACGCGTTTGGGAGAAGGTTCTCGCATGGTTATTACAGGTGATTTAGACCAACATGATCGTCATGGTGAAGTAAATGGATTGGCTGATTTTCTGGAAAAATTCCATGGAAATCGTTCGAATTCCATAATCAGTGTTGAATTTGAAAACGGTGATATTCAACGTGAAGAAGTCATTAAAGAAGTATTAGATATATATGGAGGCGTTGTTCCTGAATATTACATAAATTCGGAATCATGAATCAACATGTAAATCTTGGATAATTTGTTTATTTAATAAATTATCTTTTGCCAACGTATGTGTTATTTTGGAGTAATATTGTTTCGATCTATCTCCTCCCATTGAGTTTTGTTGTATTTTGATGCATCTGTTAGAAAAATCGGAATTGATGTCTTCATAATCAGGATTTTCTTTTTTCCAATCAAGTAGTGCGGATACACTTTTTCTGGATACATCTTGTATTGCAGTATTGATTTTTTCTTTTACTGCTTCTTTTTGCCATTTATCAGCATCTTTAATATAAAGTGTTTCTCGTTTTGTATCTGTGCAATGAATGGGACGTTGATTCAACGTTAATTGTTGCAAATTATCGCGTAAAATCTTAGTAATACCATCGACAAATCCTAATTGGGCATTATTTTCCAAATCGTCGTGACTGACTTCAATTCTATCAATGAAATCCGACAAATTGATCGCATCTTTACAATGTTCATTCAAAAACATATTGATACTAAAGTTATTATTTTGTGTATTGTTTGTTATATTCGGCTGCAGTTTAGGTACTAAATCAACAACCATCTCTTTATTTGCAGTTACCATTGTTTGCATCATAGTTACCATCATTTCGCGGTTTTCCTTTATAAATGTCTTCATCATTTCTGTATGAGCAGATTCGGGTAATTGTTGTGACGCTTGTTGTGGTGGATTTAAAAATGGACATTTTTTTCGATGTTTCCAAAGTCCAGTCCGGTTTTTATACTCTCTACCACACTCACAGGATAATTGGGTTGATGTAATTGATGTTAGATCGGTTTCCATTTGTTTCCGTCGATGTTTGTCGGTTGATATATGACGATTAAAATCTCCACGTTTACTGCATTTGAAGTCACACTTTTCACAAGAAAACCATTTGATGTATTTTGACGTAACAGATGTTTCCATTTGTTTCCTTAAAATGGAAACAGAAAAAACTCCTAAATTTAGGACGCAAAAATTTTTGAAAAAATTGTGCAGTCAAAAAATAATGATTTTTTTGGTATTCTTACGATTATGCTTTGAAACGAAAAATTCAAAAAAGTCGATCAGATTCTAGTTTATAAAACAAATTTTTGGACATTTTAAAATTGTCCATTTTTGAAATTCTTGGGAGAATCTTAACAAAGATTTTTTGTTAAAATTTGATTTAATACTGAAAAATATCAAATGATATTAATAGTGCAGCATATATGGTAATAAAATGATTTCAAAATAATATTATAAAGTTATTTATTCCAAATAATATACATAATATATATTAATATAACTATTGATAAGATGTTTAAAAAGTCCAATATCATATATTTTTCTAATCTATCATGAAGTTTTTTATTATAAAATTTTCTAACACGAAATAATACGAATGATGTTATTACTAAATATAATAGAGATAATGAAATAGGTAGTAATTTACTTCTAATAGCTGTGTAAACAAATAATATTTGTATGAATAAAATTAAATATATCATACTGTTTTCAACAAAATATGAATTTACACTAGGAAATATAGATTTAATATCACTCATATCAAATACATTTGAACCCATTATATAGTCTGGATTTTCTAGTTTTTTCCATAAATAAGAAATATAGCACTCACCCTTAAATATACTCCAATTTAATGATATGATTATTGTATACAATAGATATACTTTATCATAGAATTTAGAAGCAGGTATTAGCAAAGGATAAAACCCATATAAAAATATGAATGCATGAATAACACCTATAACATTTAACATTATATATAAATAGTGAAATATATAATATTTATATAATAAAATTATTTTCAATTATCCCATCCCCAAGGCCAACATAATACTAAATAATTTTTTAATATATCATGTATATAATACCTATTTTCTCTATTTTCAAAAGCTTCAGATTTTGTTAATGTTATAGGAAAAACCGAATTTACTTTTTTAACATTATACAAATAATCTATAGCTGAAAACATGGTATAACCACTACTACATAACTCGTCAATTAATATGACATTATTGTTTTCGATGGATGTTTCAATTCCTTCGCAAACTTTATGAAATTTTCTAGCATCTTCATTTATGGTTGTCGATAATATAATATCTTTCATAGTAGTTCCAGAACGACAGTTATTTTGTATTAATGATAGCTTTATTTTATAATTTTTGATATTTAACTTTTTAGAAATATAATCTGATATTATAGCACCACCACTTTTAATACCAACTATGCCATTATAATATTTATTTGTTTCGGTTATTTTATACATGATTTTTTCTAACATATTTTCCAATTCATCCCATGATATGTATAATCTCGTTTTATCAATATTCATACATGACAAGCTGAACAATATTGAAAAGTACTTTGTATATATATTTGTTTTCTTTTTCTCTTCAATTTTTTTGTACATAGATGGATCCACCCATTTTGGTATTTTTTCTTTCATCTTATTATTTATAATTACATCAATTATATGTAAATAAACCAATAATATTAGTACACATATGAATATAGAAATATACGAAAAATTGAATGAATTGTATATAGCAAAATATACTAATGAAAAAAATATACCGGTTACGATTTGAATAATATTATGTCTATTACTATAATATCGTTGAACTCCCATTAACAAAATAATGGATAACCCGATATATCTTGATATATTTAATTTAAAAATAAAAAATAATGATATAAATACAATGAGTTCCATATGTCCTGAAGGCATGCCATTAATATCGTTCGTATAAAAAATATTTTTGTTGACATAATTGGGACGTTTTATAATTTTATCATCTTCAATTATAAATGAGATAATTTGTTTTTCTAAACCATTGATAAATATAAAATGAATAGCGATAATAATTATAAATATTATTATATTTTTGTTCATTAAATCCATTTATATATCATATATATAATATTTAAGGGTTCAAACATACAAACTCTGCGTTGTCGCAACGAATTTCAGTATTTTTTCGTCTATTTTAATGAGTTTATGATACAATTCATTAAACCCAAATGTATCACAAAGAAGCGTCCATTCTTTTACAATGGCACTGACTTTTAATACACCTTTCGCAAAGTCACCCAACCCTACTTCCAGCTCATTTAATACAGAGTGAATGAAATATTTGCATTGCGCTTCGTCTTCTAAATCACACCACGCAATCATAGGGTCAATCATGTCCATATTTAGAGCATTTTCATATTTGAACCCACTATTGATTTCATATTTCATTTCAAGCTGCAAATAAGCTTCATATTGGTCAACAACTTCTTTTACAATTCGTCGCAAATTATAATTTTTTGTTTTAGGAATAGAGCTTCGTTGATCTTCGCACACCTTTATATCAGTGAAAATGCTCAACAATCCAACGATTTCACGCTCGTCTAAATCGTGTAAATAATTTTGATTTTCTAATAATTCGCAAACAATTAAGCAATGTGTTTCCGATAAGACTGTGGCTCTTTCTCCTAATGGCGTAAAACTATAATGTTCGTCTTCGTTTTTCAATAAAAATCCGCGCTCACATAACATATTTGTCATACTACGCGTTTTGACGTCGATATATGTTTTACAAGACTCAATATGTCTATCTGACCGTTCTAATTCAATTAGTATTTTATGATATGTTTTCACTTGTTCCATATCTTCGCCAAAAACTTTTCTTCTTTTAGATTCTTTAGCTCGCGTTCATATTCTTTGCGTTTTTTATTGGAAAGTTTGACACTCATGATATCTTGTTTTACATTCAATGTATTTTCTAATTGAATTGCATGTTCGCAATCTTCAATTGAAGTTCGCATATTTTTCATATAAGATTCCATATTCGCTTTTGTAACACGAATACTTTCATTAGAAGGTATTTCGTTCGCTATTGATTTTTCTAGCTCGGACTTAAGCATACTTTTATCAACAAAATCAATAAAATCGCTTATGTGAGTGCGTTCATTTTTAATCAAACTCAAAATGGTCGAAAACGAAATATAGAATTTGGAAATTAATTGTTGAGGTTTGCCGCATAAAATATCCTTATATTCCATAGAAGAAGGAAATGAAAACATATTGTTACAATGAACCACGTGACCCACTCTATCCAACCCACGTCGCCCTGCTCGTCCGGCTGCTTGGTTATATTCATGTGAAAGCAAGTATCTCATATTAGACCCGTCGAATTTTGATAAACTCGAAAAAACTGCCGTTCGAATAGGACAGTCCAACCCGATAGCAAATGATTCTGTAGCAAAAAGCAGTTTCACATGTCCTAGTGAAATCATATTTTCGACGAGTTCGCGAAAAATAGGAATCATCCCGGAATGATGAATACCGATCCCCTTTTCCAGTAGCTTAATGAGGCCTTCGTATTCGGGTAGTTGCATATATTCTTTATAATTGGGTAGTTTTTTCATGATACCGTCGCAAGTATATTTTATGGTATACGGAACTTTGCTATCGAATTCCAAAATATTTGTAGTAATAGATTTAGCATAAAGCTCGACATTTTTCCTTGAAAAAACGAAAACAATCGCTGGTAGCATTTCTTCGTCGCTGAGTTGTTTGACAACATTATTTAGTACATGTGTTTTATTCATAAACAAATTGTTTTTATCGAACAAGTCCATTGATGATTTCAATTGTAAATAGCCTTCTTCTAAAAATTTATCACTTGGTGTTTTAAGCGTGATAAATTTATTTGTATTGGAACGTATTTTTTGTTGCGTTTCTTTATCTCTAATTTTTTTGAAAACGCCTTCGTTCGTGGTAAGAAATCCATAATGCGTCAAAGGAACGACTCGTTGATGTGTGCTTGATAAATATACTTGTTTTGAACCGTCTTTTTCGCACCATGACGCAAACTTTTCAGGAGCATCGATGGTAGCAGACAGCATCACCATTTGTATTTGTGGCGGTAGCATCAAAATTGTTTTTTCCCAATTTTGACCGCGTTCGGCGTCATTGATGTAATGCACTTCATCAAAAACAACACAAGCAAGTTCTTCTTGAATATTGAGTTGAAAATCATAATTACTTTGAATGTTTGTTTTGTCGAGTTCTTTGCCGATGCAAAATAGATAATTCATTAAAATTTCCGTTGTCATAATGAGAACATCAGCGTTTGGATTGACTTTGATGTCTCCCGTGAAAATACCGAAAGAAATGTGTGGGAATTTTTTAGTGAACTCGAAATATTTTTGATTAGAAAGAGCTTTTATTGGACTCGTGTAAACGACTTTTTTACCTTGTTTATGGAAATACTCAATAGCAAACTCAGCAGGAAGTGTTTTACCGGATCCGGTATGTGCGGTAACCAATGCATGATGACCAGATACAATGGCTTCAATCGCGTATTTTTGAAAATCAGAAAGTTCAAAAGAAAACGTTTTAAAGTGTTCTTCGTATTCTGCATTTGAATAGGGGGTGTCACAAATAACAACCATCTCATTTTATATTATAACCAACTATTTAAGTAATAATATAAAATAAAAAATTGATTTCAAAAAAGATATTTGTAATATTGATATAAAACGTTCCCTTTAGAGATGAATATGGATTTAACGAAGAAAGAGATTGAACAAAATATGATGTATCTTCAGAATTTACCTGTAGTGCATGACCTATTGCGTAAGATTGACAAATTGAAGAGAAAAAATAAGGAATTGAAAATAATGGTTCGTCTTTTGACAAAAGAACCAATTGTAAAACCTGTCTTGGAAAGAGGACAATATATAAAAAGAGAAATGCAAGGAGAAGAGCAAAAAACAGAAGAAAATATAAAATTAATCATCGATACATCTGAAGAAATATTAGATATAGAGTCGGATGACACGGATGTAGTAAATCCACAGAGTGAATGTAGTGTCGTTGAAAATAAATGGACAAATATAGAGGAAGAAGAAGAAGAAGAGGGGGATAACGAGGTAGAAGCAACTCTTACAGAGGGGGTTAACGGGAGAGAATCCCCCGCAGAGGAAGAGGGGGCTAACGGGGGAGAATCCCCCGTAGAGGAAGAGGGGGCTAACGGGGGAGAATCCCCCGTAGAGGAAGTAGAGGTAGAAGCAACTCTTACAGAGGGGGCTAACGGGGGAGAATCCCCCGTAGAGGAAGAGGGGGCTGACGGGGGAGAATCCACCGTAGAGGAAGAGGGGGCTGACGGGGGAGAATCCCCCGCAGAAGACGACGATGAAGAAGTAATGGAAATCATTATAAGAGGAAAAACATATTACACAACCGATGATCAGAATGGTGTAATATATGATTTAGACGAAGATGGGGAGATTAGTGTAGAAGTGGGATATTTCAAGAACGGAAAGCATCATTTCAATAAAAAGTAAATCGTCGCTGTTTTGTGTGAGTTCGTTGTTTATGGTATTTTTTTTTGCGTGTTTTACGACCACCAACTTTGGCGGCTTTTTTGTTGGGTTCTTGTTTCACTTGTTCAACTTTCAAATAAGGGTTCATATCAGGTTTCCAAATATAAGGTTTGTTATAAAAAAGTTTATTAAACTTACCAGTTAACGAAAGGTCTTCAAATTTACATTTAATTTGACTGATATTTTTATCATTCAATTCGCCATCAAGTAAATCTAAACGCACGTATATTTGAAACCCAGGCAAACTATCTCTACCGAAGTTTTGTGCATTTACACCCAATCGAAACCATCTCAACTCATTACTAACAGTTATTTCTTTTTTAGTTTCTTGACCAATAAATTCACGTAAAACATTATTGAAATCTTGTGGGTTTGTTTTGGTTTCATCAATTTCACCATCAGTAATACCAACAAAGCTATCAATAACTTTTTGAATGCCTTTATTATCCCCTTGTATTGCATCCATGGAAACAATCCCCCCTTTTAATTTTAAAGTAGGACTGCAGAACTTTTTGAACTTTTCTCGAGTTTCATCATATATTTTAAAATCACTGTTTTTACTGGAAAGATCCGGAGATAATAAATTTAGAATAGGATTGAAGCTGCGGTCAAAAATATTACGTCTAAATATATAAAACTTACTTTCAGAATAGTCTTTTATATGTTTGAAAATTCTCTTCAATATATCAGGTAAATTACTCGAACTTTTTATATTATATACTCTATTTAAATCAGGAAAAGAATCTAATTTTTCAGAAATAGTTTTTTTGATTTGTTCATTATTTTTACCCTCTTTCATCATCTTCATTATTATGTTGTGAAATTTATTTATGAATAAATTGAATATTTCAAATTCCTTGATTGCAATATTATGACGTTTTTCATCCCTTGAGTATAAATAACGTAAATTACTTTCTTGTTCTCTGTATAATTCTTTCATCTTTGTATCAAATTCATTTTGATTATGATTTTTGAGATATTTTTCATAATCAGCAAAAATAGATCCAGTTATTTTATCTAATACTTTCTTCCCTCCATATTCAATATTATCTCTGTTTTTATTGGCCCATTCGATGTATTTATTCATGGATTTCATAAAATCGTAATACAAAGGATGATTCATAATATCGTTCAACCAAACAACTTTACTAATTGTTTGCACGCTACCATTTATTTTGATATATGATATTTGCTTTTCTTCGAAAAGTCCGAGATTCACAATAGAACCACCTAATAAATGATTCATTGACTCGGTAATATCGTTTGTGAACGGAAAACTAGTGGGAAATAATAACTTCAATATATTTAATGCGTTATCATGTAATATTCCACTGTGTTTTTTTTCATCTCCCTCGACAACCACGGGTTGCATAAGTTTCATAAATTCCGATTCATGAAATAATGCTTTAATGATTTCTTTCCGAGGTTTCATCCGCAAAACGTCAAACGGTATTCTGGCATTAATAGCGATGAATGGATATTTAGAAATATTTGAGTATTTCGCTTCTTCTTTTTCTTTTTCTTTGTCCTCATCTTTAGAGGTTTTTTCTTCAACAACTGATTTCACACTCTCGGTTTCATCTTTTTTCTTTGGAACATATAGCATATCTTTTGTTAAAGGAACTGGTTTAGCATTTCTATTTGTTGTAATCATGATTTCAATGTTATCTATTTTTAATTTTTTTATTTCACTCATTAATAATATATATTAATATATTATTATTTTTTCAGAGTCTATATAACGTTTCATTTAAATCATTATTGGAACTTACCAATTCATTTGGTCTCTCTTTTTCCATTTTCTCGGCTTTAGCTAATACTTCTTTAGCCTTTTTTATATCATCATCGGAAATATTCTCATCAAGTTTTTCCATGTGATATGATTTGAAATCGTCAGATAAACAACACATATGACTTTCTTCATTGCATAAATATTCTGTAATGATAGTAAATAAAATGACAATGCTTAATGAAATGTAAATATCACGAGTACCCATCCAAACGATGGCGAAAATCAAGATTTGTTTACTAAATGTATATTTCAAATATCCTTCCATGGATTTACTTAATTTAATAGTGACAAAACGTGACGCAATATTAAGTGTAATAATCATCAATCCTGCAAATACTTTACTTGTATTCAAATCAGTTATTGTTTTATCTACATATTTTATAAATTTGGATATATTCATTATACATTATTTAAACATTTTTTACATTTACGGATTAAAAATTATTGATAAAATATATATATAAATTAGTGAAATGTCTTTAGTATCAACAGCCGCATCTTGGACAAATGATAATCAAACAAAAAAAAGAATGCCAACAATGAAACGAATGACTGCTAAAATAAGACCATATGATAATCCCAGTTCTTCAGAACCAGTTGGATATAACAATGATGAATTACCGAGAACTAATGAAGAACAAGAACAAACAATAAAACATATGATGGATAAGCTGACAACAAATGATGAAAGCGATGTTTTAAGTGATTTTAATCCAATACAGCCTCCAGCTTTAGCAAATAAAAATATGGAAGTCGAGAATACATATATGAGTTCATCTTCATTGATGCCTAAGACGATAATGAAGCAACAAAACGATTATAGTTTGAATGACGAACATTTAAGAAAACTGTCAAATTATGCTCAATCATATACAAACGAAGTAAATAATAAACAATATTATAATGCAAATCCAATGGGCGACAGTAATGCTAAACTTATGGAAAAGTTGAATTATATGATACATTTATTAGAGCAACAACAATACGAAAAAACGTCAAATATGACGGAAGAGTTTATATTGTATGTATTTTTAGGAGTATTTGTGATATTTACTATTGATTCTTTCAATAAAGCAGGGAAGTATGTGAGATGATTATATATTTTTATAATATATATAATCAATAATGAGTGACATTCAATTCATACAGTCTAAAATAGAAACGGATGAATACTTATTACCTAAATTAGAAAAATTGAATATCGATGAAAGAAAATCTATAATTGATTTCTTGAACGGAAATTATTCAAAACAAATAAGAAAAACAACTCATAGTGCCGATAATTTATGGAATGAAATCAGAAATATTAGATCTAAAGGTGTAGCAAGCGCAGCTTCAGAAGAAGCAGCAAAAGCACCAGCAAAAGCACCAGCAAAAGCACCAGCAAAAGCAGCGGCAAGCGCAGCTAGAGAAGCACCAGCACCACAAACATCAGCAGAAACAGGAGAATCGCCTGGTAAAGCATTACGGGATTACAATATGAAACCAGACAGTGAGCAAATTGAATACTTGAAAAAATATGAAAATTCGTTGTCAATTCATAAAAAAACTGATATGATTCACGATAGCCTTCAAGGAGAAGGTAATTCAATGGCACATTTTCAAAAGGTAATTCCGCATTTTGATGCAGCACGATTAGCTCAATTTGATATTGACGGTGACGTTGACCCTAAATTTCTAAAACAGCATGTTTTATTATATAGTGGTGTTTCCAAATTACCTTATGTAGATTTTCGTGATTTTGTTTCAAAAATAACAGATAATAGCAACATATCAATAAAAGTATGTCATTATAAGATGGAATTAGGAGGTCAAAGAGTTCCTGATACAGAAAATGTAATATATGAGTATAAACAAATAAGAAATGTAAACTATAATGAAGCAGATGCGAAAACATTTGTAACAAGACTAGATATAAAACCCAATTCTATATTAAATGTAGATTTTCAATATGAATTATGGGATATATTGAAACGTGGAGAACGTTTACATACTTACGATATATATCTTAAAAAAACAAGTGAAAATGAAAATGATCCAGCTGGTAAATTTAGTGTCAAAAATGCAGCATTTAAAGGGCGTGGAGGGGTTAAAATAAAATTTTTGGTGAACGAGAATGATGGTGATATTACATATATTCCATATAGCGAAAGATTTAATGAACGTAGTGAAATAGTCGATACCGAAAGTCCTGATTTTTTTTCAAGTTTTAAAGTAACACTTGGACCATTAAAAAAACATACAAATTTATTGGGTTTTTTTAAGAAATATATCACATCGATAACTATTACAAAAGATAGTAAAAATTTCAAATATTTTTCAGATTCAAAACAAGACAATTCAAATACAACTGTTCAAAATAAAATAAAAAGTTTTTTTAGACTTGGTACTAGAAATGATAATGCAATGGAAAGTGCAGCATGTGAGGCGGTAAAGAAAGGCAGTGGAGATGATTTACAAATACTATCTCAGAGAACTACGAAAACACGTACATATACAATAATTGATGCAGATAGTGGACGATCAGTGGAGAATCAGAAAAGTATAGATGGTGAAGAATATTTTGTGTCACATGATCTACCTACTTGTGTTCGAAATTTATTAGAGGGAAATAATTTGATCATGATGTATTCGAATTATCATGTAGCACTATCATTCAAATTACAGCCATCCAGACCTAAAACAAAACAAGAAAATATTGATGATATGATGAAATATATCAAGAGTGCAAATTTTCACACTATAATGCGTAGTTTAGGATTAATAACGGAATCACAAGAGTCGGATTATATTGAAAAATTTATTACAAAATTTGAAGACATAGTAATAATATATAATCGTAAATTAAACGATTTATGCATAGAAATTACAAGAAATATTATAAGTTCATTTCAGCTTTTTGGAAGTCAACGTAATTTTAATTCGTATAAAGATTTTTTGAAAAATGTTATTTATTTGTGTAATTTTCGAAGAATGATATATTCAGTTGATATTATAAAATATCGGATTTCAAGGGATGAGAACCAACAGTTTCAAAAATGGTCGAGTGGAGTAATTGATGAAGATATGCAGAATATACATAAATACATGGATAAGTTGCATCAAATTTTAAATTTACAAAATATTATGATCGACAATTTCGCGAAATTATCCCAGCTTATTACTGTCGAAAAAATTACGAAGCTTACGGAACAAACAAATGAATATATATGTCTTAATCGATGGTCTATTGAATGGCAATCTAGAAGTGGCAGGAGACATGAAGCAAGTATAGATTACAATAGTACAATGTTCTTAGATATCATATCGGAAAATTTGGAAGATACAGGAAACGTATTCAATAAAACAATGTTTTTAGAATATCACAATAGAAGAGGAGGACCATTTTTAAATTTTATTACTAATGAAAGAAGTGAAATTCGAAAAGCTAATATATCAGCATATTATGCAAATATAATAATGAAGATATCAAGTAATTTAACTGATCGCGTATATATTCAAGATGAAGAGAGAAATTCAAAAGAGTTATTGATTACTGCATCGCCCAATGGTTATAGTGAGCAAGAAGGAATAAGAAATGAGGTTGAACATGAAGTGTCTAATCTTAGACAATTGACGGTAAATGATACTAGTATTACAAGAACACAAATATTTGGCGGAGACCCATTCTTAAGAAGTCAAGTAATAAATCGAGGACCTCGCATAACACGTGCGAGTAATAATATTCTTGTTAATTTTGATACTTCGAGTAAACGGTATGATGAAGTATTTCAGTTAATATCAAAACGTGTAATTCCCTTATCATATAACACAGGATATAACACAACATACACTGTAATACATAATGACGAAGGAAAGATAGAAGGAACGATTATGGGAGGACAAAACCCAGACGAAAATAAATTCAATTATGTTTTATTAAACAATCAGCTATTGCAATATAGTTTTGATACTAATAAAATGGTAGGTAATCCTTATTTACATAAATTCACGTTACATTTAATTTTAAGTAAACGTATAGCAGATACATTGTTAGATGATAGTAATATTACAATTGTTTTTCATAATCTTTTATTTGATTTATTATTCATGACTACCAATGTAAATGAAGGTAGTGAATTACTTCAGGAAGCATTTAATATTGATAAAGTAGTAGCCGGTTATTTGTCAAATATACATTGTCAAAATTTGTATCGTATGTCTGGTGGATATTTGGAATTTCCAAAGGATTTTAATACAAAACTATATATTGAACATCAAAGGGTAATCATAAAAAGTCCAGAATGGCATAAGTTTCGAGAAAAACTTTTCCCAAAAACTTATATTACTTCACTATATCAATTGATAGAGGGTGTCAATATAAATAAGTTGTTTACATTCATGAACAGTTTGGACTATTTAAATGAAAAATTTACATACGAATATTTAAAGAAAAAAATAGACGGTTTGGAGAAAATGAGGGCTACCGGACAAAGACAAAAATTACATCGATTGGTTGATAAGTTAATACATTATAATAAGCATTATAAAGAATTGATAGCTGATAAATTAGCTGTCTATAAACTACAACCGCGAATTATACCACTTGAAAAAGAAGAGACTGATGAACCAAAATTATCACAGATAAATAGAGATAATAAAGATCATTCTTTATTAGGACTAATTACACGTAAACCACGTAAACGTCCTTCATCTAAAACCCGTCCAATTAAAGATGACCGAAGAGGTGGTTCATGCAAAAGAAAAACAAAAACAGTAAAACGAAAAAGAATAAGAACAGATATAAAAAGAAAAACAAAAAGAAAAACAAAAAGAAAAAACAACAAAAAACATAGGAATACAAGAAAGTATTACACCTTTGCACATTTAAAACGCCCATTATAAATACATCTTCTTTGAGTTTTTGCGAGTTTTATTCTTTGCTATGTATTTTTCATTTCTATTAAAAACACGGAAATCTGTCATATACAAATGGTTAAAGGATATTTATGCAAATGAATACACCGGAACTAATTATTTTATAAAATCATTGCGTGAATGGTTAAAATATCCGCCCACAGAATACAACATAAAAGCATATTCTTCCCATTTTATTAAAATTTACTACAAAATATTAATGATTTTTGAAAAATATCCAAATGTAAAACACATAAGAACCTTCAATTTATTACCAACAAAAAATTCATTCACACTTTCTACTGTAGAAATTTGCAGTAGTTGTCTAAAAGATATTATCGGGTATTTCACAAAGGAACCTGTACCAGATTTCAACGAAAATAAATTAGTTTATTGGTATGAATTTTTCAAGATAGAAAAGTTTGAAACCAAACGGCGGAAATTTGCAAATACAATTTTTACAGATGGGAAAATAGCGGTTATTAGATTACGAAAACCCAAAACAGTAGCACCCAAACCAAAGGATGTCAAACAGATAAAATACGAACAATATGTGGGAATAGACCCTGGTGTTAGGTCATTACAAACTTCTTGTAATGATACAGGTAGGGTAATTGAAACCACAACTCCGAGTTATAGAAATGATTGTAAGATGAAATACGCATGTAGAAAGCGAGAAATGTGGTATAAGGACTGGGAACATTATGAAATGTGGCGTAATATATCCAGTTTCAAAACAACGAATTTACAGAAAATGCAGTATTATTTCAAATATGTATATCCAAACTTGAATAACATTTTTCAATTTCATCTTTATAAGAACTTTCGTGGATTATCTTTTAGGTCATATTGTCGTGGTAAGGCAACTATGCATAAAATATGTAAAAGTATTGTAGAAGATAAGAAAACATTAGTGGGATTTGGTGATTTTTCACAGAAACACGGTTTAGTAAGAAAACACCCAACCGCACCTATACAAAAATTCAAAAATGAATTAAGAAAATATTGTGATGTTATTGAAGTTGATGAATGGGGAACAAGTAAAACATGTAATTTATGTAAAAGTCCAATAGAGTTATACAAAAATAGAGTAATAAGAAAGAAAAAAGATGGAACATATACAAAAGCACGAATATCTCAAATCAATAGTGTAATCCGTTGCAAATTCAACGAGTGTAAATTATGCTGTATGGATAGAGATATCAACGCTTCTAAAAACATTCTACATTTACTGCAATTACAACAAGCGGGAAAAAGAAGACCAGAATGTTTTAGTCCAAAAAATATGAACGATTGTGATACTCCTCTAGAGGAAGATAAATATATCGTGGCGTGAAATCCGCAATTACCTTTTGTTTATTTTTTCGTCTATAATGGGCGATTTAAATGTGCAAAGGTGTAAATACCATTTCAAAATTCATAGAGGTTAACCGGTTTTCTCGAAAATGTAAATAAATTGGTTCTCGTCGTTTTTATATGAAAATTGTCCTTTTACGATAAAACCATTTTGTAGAAATACTTGAAGGTTATCTTGTAATGAATCCATAAATAAAGTGTTCTCGTTTTCGCGAACATTTTGTGTCAATGCATCAGTGAATGTTTCCTTTATTAATACACGATTATCATTTTTGAAATCGATTTGTTCCAAGTATTCGAAGTCATGGAAATCAATGCGAGCTTTTTTAACACGTTCTTTGGTATATTTTTGAAAATTTGTGTTGCTAAATGGATTTGCTGCGCTAACCAATGGATTATATTCTTTTTTATTTACCAAGTGCACGATTAGGTGTCCATTATTGCGTAGCCAATGAAAACAATTGCGAATCAAAGATTTCTTGTTATCGAATTCGTAAAACGTAAAATGAAATAAGCATATATTACTAAATGTTGAATGATCAAACGTTTTTGCATCATACGCGTCACCCTGTATTACATAAATATTCGGGTATAATTTTGTCGAATGTTCAATCATGGCTTTCGACTTTTCTAATCCAATGCCATCTACATTTTGGTTTTCCAATAGATTCAAAAAATGTCCGCTACCAGAACCAATGTCGAGAACTTTATCTTTTTTATCAAATTGAATGGTTTTTATAATGTTTTTGTAATCATATAACACTCTTGATTCCGTTTCATTGAGATTATCGTATATAGAAACATAAAAATCGTCATATATATCACAATTTGATTTTGAAATATAACGTTCATTCTGTGTGAATCCTTCATGATATTTTGATAAACCTGATTTTAATACATACCGTGAGAACATCATCAAAATTACAATCATCAAAAGGACTAAAAATACCGTATTTATATATTTCATTTTATATATAATAGTTTATAAAACAAATTTACAAACTATTTACATATTTCTTAATTGGGTTCTCGTGTGGTTATTCAATAAGTCTTTACCTATATTAGAATCAACAACCTTTGATTGTTGTGACGTTGAATATTTATTTTGTTGAAACAATAATGGATGTGGTTGTTGCACTTGTTCAAAAATGGGTAATACAACATTGTACATATCACTTTTAACACTCGGAACAAATTTATTCACTAAATCACCTTTGTATAATTTGGAGTTTTGACCACGTAATTCGTTTTCCAAAGAGACATGTGTATCACATTTCTTGACGGGTCCCATAGCGTTACATGGTGCGAAATTGAGCTCTGTATAATGTTCTAAATATTTCTTGTTCTCTTGACTAGGAAGAGTCTGGATAATAGGAAACACGTTATATTTTGTGCTTATTGGACGAGTGTCTAAATTCGGTTTCAATTCAACATCTGGAAATTGGCGATTCAATATTTTGTCATTCATCTTTTGCAAATAATCTTCTCGTATCATAAAATTATTTAAGTCCATTATATATTATATAAGATTATATAATATAAAAAATTGAAACTATTTAAATAGTTTATAGTTTATTATAAATAGCTATGACAAGTATCGATGATGAATGGAGTAAATTTCTTTGTGATGATGATTATATGGTTGATAATATAATCGAAAAACCGATCATTGAAAGTGGTGAAATTCCTGAATGTGAAGAATTATATATATCTACAAAAACCAAAGTATTATACTTAAACCAACCAATAGATATAAACAATATATTTTGGAAGCTTCCGATTATAGATTACGGTTTACCAGAAGAAGGAATAATTAAAAAACAAATGAAAGTTGTTTCTAAATCACCCGAAGAATATGAAGAACTACGTGAAAAAATCAAAAACGAAAATCATTATTATAATGAGCATATTATAAAACAAATCAATAACCCAGAAGCAAGGCGTATCAAGTTCAAAGACGAGCGGAAAATCACAGTAGGTATTTCTAAAAAGGATATTGTGAATTCTCGCGGAAAAGTGAAAAATGCATTTTACAACTGTTTTGCAATAATCATACGCTTCTTATATCAAGGAGTGTTCAAAGAAATCCATGTGAAAGTGTTCAATACTGGGAAATTGGAAATACCAGGAATTTTGAATAAAACAATACTAAACATTGTTCAATTAAAAATATTGGGAATTTTGTCTAAACTTATTGATAGTGATGTGCATTTTATTCAATCTGACATTGATCATCACGTTCTCATCAATTCGAACTTCAAATGTGGATTCTTTATCAATAGGGATAAATTGTATAATATATTGAAAATGAAATACAAAGTGGAAACAGCTTACGACCCATGTAGTTACCCTGGTGTAAAATGCAAATTTTATTATAACAACTTTAATAATGAATCGCAAAATGGGACAATCGCATTAGAAGACCGCTCAATGAAGATGAATGAACTGATTGAATCAAAAAAATACACAGAAGTAAGTTTCATGATCTTTCGCACGGGTAGTTGTCTCATAATTGGAAACTGTAATGAAACGGTTTTGTATCATATATATGATTTTATCAAAAGTATATTACAATCTGAATATAATGAAATCGCGGTTATGGATGAAAAGATAATTACGAAACCTAAAATCAAAAGCATTCGCAAAAAATATATTAATATTGTTTAGATAATTCATATTTGAATATATATATAAAATATGAATTACGTGGAAATACGTCTTAGTTGAATTTTATTATCGACCAAATAAATAGAATTTTCAGTCATGATAATATATTCAGAACCAACTTTGTAAATCTTAGCAACGGTGCTGGTGTATTCTTCATCACTTTTTACTAGAAGCTTTTCGCCACCTTCATTTAATCCAATTAGCACTTTATTTTCCAATGAACCACGCCAATAGTCCATCATAATGGGTTTGTCTTCGAC